GTAATTGTGTAACTTGAGTAGCTGAAAACCTTTTCATCCGTAATAGATCAAAGAATTCAGGAGTATTCAAAGTTGCACCGCCAGTTGGTAAATATGCCAAAATATATCTACCAGCTTGAAACCTATTGGCATTCACTTGTAAAGTAACTACAGTAGTAGCTCTAAACGAAAAATTACCAATAAGTTTGTTTTTGAGCACATTGTTTAAAGCAATGGCATCAAAAACACCATAAGTAGCAAACGTAGATGGAGTATCGGTGGTTGTAAAAGCGCCAGTCCAAATACGCACTGGCTTACCCATATAAAACTTAATAGTTGGATCAGTAGAATCACTAGCTGAATTCAACAAAGCTTTGGGTAAAGGATAATTACGCGGAATAATATTAGTTTTACTAATAGCTTCCGTTTGATTGACTAAAGTAGTACCAACAGTACTATCTTGATTAGATAGTTCTGGGTCTTCTATACCAGATTGAGGAACAAAATACAAATTTGTCGCCCTTTCAGTCTGTAACTCTGAAAGTGCATCAAACAATTTTTGTCGACCATTAAGTGTCTGATATCCTAATGGCAGGGTCTTTATAATCGTTATTGGGTATATATACATATTTACATAAATTGATAGTTGTTTACCATATCAGGGAGCAGTTTAACGACTTGCAGGTCGTGGGAAACCTAAAATTCCCACTTCGAATCACATATCGCAGCAAGAGCTAACGGATATGAATCGCACCTCACATTATAATCTAAATGTGTTTTGCACGCATCAACAATCTTCTGAGAATAACTCTCATAAATTTCTTTGCCATGCAATGCCAATTCAGTGATCGAAAAAGCAGCGTTGTCTTCAGTAATCTTCAATCCATTCTTCTTCTTAGTCCAATAAGGGATTTCAAGAACAACGGAAAGATCAAGAGGAGCAACAAATCTACCCAACATTGGTTCAAATCTAAATTTGCGTTTGAGAAAAGAAATTTCTTCAACATCACGCAATTCAGACATAGTACCAGTTTTAGTCTCATTTGTATACACAAGACCTATTTCAGCCATATACCCTTCCAGCTTAATATCGTTAAATATTTCAGCATAGTTTGGGTGTACAGCATAAACATTATCATCACCTAACATAATAGTATAGACATATTTAGTAAACTTCATCAACATAGGTTTACTAAAATCGAAAGCTCTATACCAACAATATCTAAAAGCCATAGCATTATACATAATATTAACTAAGGCAGTAAGAGGATGTCCTGATGGCAATGAAGCAGGCCATGTGTAGATCAAATTACCACTAATATGCTTTGACTGAACAAGTTCAGCCCAAAGCACAGTACGAATAAGAGCGTTTTCAGGTCCATCATTATACCATTTGTTGATAACAAATAAAATCTTATCATGCAACATTGGT